ATAATATCCCTCCTTTTTTTGCAGAGATATCTCTATTCATATTATACCATATTATGTAAATAATTTTAACTATAACAGACTTTACCTATTTTAGAGAACTTTCAAGCTCTTTTAAGTATTTCATTTCTTCATCTGTATTTGCTTTTCTAAAAATTTCTTTTGCTTTCTTCAGATAATTTTTACACCCTGTAAAATCTTCTATTTCTAAAAGGCGAATTGCCTCATCTAACGCACTTTCAATATTTTCCATTTTACCAACCTCGACAATATTATAGCAAAAATACCTAAACCCTGCAATACCTATACCACACATTAGCTACAATCTATTATAGTTAAAATAAATTTGAGAACATCTTATAATAGTTAAAGTGGGCTATACATAATGAAAGGAGGGTTTATATGATTTATTTACAAATTCAGGAAATGTTAACCAAAAACGGAAAAACAAAATATTGGTTAACTAATAAAATGGGGAAAAGTCATCAATCCATTAGCAATCTGATGAAAAAGGATTTGTCAGGAATCCACTTTGACACATTAGAGAAACTTTGTAATGTTTTCGATTGTGAAGTTGGAGAAATTATTGTAATAAAAAAAGATGATGAAAAGGAGAAATTGAAAAATGAGCAAACTACTAAACAAACTAAATGATTTAAAAAAACAAGATGCATCTTCAATTTATGTTTTTAGAGTTGGCATTTTCTACAACATATTTAATGAAGATGCAAAAATATTGAATGAAAAACTAGGATTAAAACTCACATCTTTAAGCCCTGAAATAACAAAGTGCGGTTTTCCTATATCTTCATTAGAAAAATATACTAAAAAACTTGATAATTTGCAACTTAAATATAAAATAATAGATGACTTACCTCAAAGCACTAATATTGTTGATTATTCTAATAATATTGAACTTAAGAAAATACTAAAAAAGATTACCGAAATAGATATGAATAACACAACATTTCAGCAATCTTTTAATATTTTACTTGATTTACAAAATAAATTAAAAAATATTTTAGGAGGGTAGTTCCCTCCTAATTTTAATATTTATTGATTAGCTTACAATATTTTAAGCAAACCCAACCTGATGGAGTTCTAGCCCATTCTCCTTGAATTTCATAAGTATCAAATCTCGTTCCATTTGGGTAGGCTTTTTTTATTCCCAGGTCCACTTCTAACATTTAAACCAGAGGCAGTATTTACAACATAAAGTCCTAATACATAGCCATTAGAACTTGTATTATTTGTTGAGCCACCATTAACATTTTGAGTATAATCTAAACAAATCCACCCTGCACCTGATTTTAATTTTCCCCAATTACCTTGAGTTTCAACTATTGTGTATGTTCCTTTATCTCTTATGCAACCAACAATATTATGGTTTGTTCCTGCTCCACTTCTTATATTTAAAGCATTTGCAGTTACTCTTACTAAATATGAGCCATTTGAGCTTGGTGTTGATGGTGTTGGCTCTGGTGTTGCTCCACCGTCTAATCTTGAATTTACTACTTTTGCTAATTCTGGTAATCTACTCTTTAAATATGGTCCTGGGCAATTTGTATTTGCAAACATATCGTGTCTTGTCAAGCTTCCGTTAGCTGTTCCGTCGTAATCTAAACGGAAATTATATCTTTTACAAATATCAACACATAGATTTACAAGAGAGTTCCAAGCCGATTCAGATATTGGCCAGTCTCCACCTGTTTTACTATTTGACACCTCAATAGTAATAGCTTGACAATCATTTGCACGATTACTTGATGTCCAAGCTCTGTTTTCCTCTTCAACATAACAAGCAATTTTTCCGTCATTGCCAATTCCATAATTCGAACTAGCTCCTCTACTTGAATTTTGAAAAATTCTTCCGCATTGTTCAGCGGTCAATACTCCTGCCATATGATGAGGAGTTATTTTACAAATTTTATAACCTCTCCTGCCTTGTGTATAATTACTTGCACTAGCAGGGACAGTTACGGCAGTTAAACCTGATTTACTCATCTTCGTTTTCCTCCCTTCCGTTTGTTAATTCTTCTTTCATTGCTTGGGTTAGTTTGATTTCTTTTTCTTCTTTTTCTTCCATAAAAAATCACTCCAATCTTTATAAAAATAAATACTGGAAGACTTTTTGATTTTCTTCCAGTATTGTTTGAATACAAGAACTATCTTCTTGTATCTGTTAAATTATTTGTTCTTTGCATCATAAGCAACAACGGCAGTTCCAACTCCACCTACGGCGGTTATTACTGCTTGAATTATGCTGTTAGCATCTAAATTCTCAATATGAATTAAAATTCCAATAACAGAAACTATTGCAATAATAATTATATTTTGAATTGTGATAGGTAGAGTGCAATTCCATTCAAAATGCTTTGACAATTTTCCCATTATGTAAGTAAATAATGTTGTTACTACATATACTAAAAATTGAATAGTCATATTGTTGGCCTCCTTTCTAGTGCAAACCTGCACCATTCTTAAAAATTATTACTAAAATACCTATTGCACTTGTAATTATGGCTGCAATAGATGTTCTAAATAACCATTTGTTATTATCTTCAATTTTATCTAGTCTTTTTTGATTATCTTTACTTATTATAAAAGCCTCGTCTGATTTACTTTTTACTGATTTATAATCATCTAGCTTTGTCTCAATTTTAGTTAATCTCGTTAATACTTCGGTTTCAAAATCTTTTTCCACCTTTAACCCCTCCTTTCTTTAGCATTAAAAATAGCCGTAAAAAAATTACGGCTACATAATATAAATATATAATTATTACTAAAGGGTAGGAAAGACAACATCAAATGGAAATCCCTCTTGCTCCGGTATATCTCTTAATGCTTGTCTATAAATTCTATATTGTTCTTGTTTTTCTTCTGACAAAGCAGTATCTGGCATTTGTGTCCAATCTGTTTCATTAAGCAACTCATCTCTTAGAGCTCTAACCTCTTTTGCTTTTTCTTCTGTCGCTTGTGCTACAACAAAATTTAGCCATAAATTATAACCATCTTTGCTTGCCAATTCCTCTTCAAGAGTATCTCTATAAGGGGTTGTTACTCTGTATGAATTAAATGTATATTTGCTTGTTGTTACCTCTTCGCCCTCATCATCAATATAGGTTTCATTAACTTTTTTGATTTTGTCATTTATAACAATATCACAATTACCATTCAAAATATTTTCAATTAAATATTTATTTGGTCTTATATCTGATTCCGTTTGATAATTTACTTGCATTTCTTATCACTCCTCTACATTTTTTTATTTTTAAATATGGTTTTATATATTTGTTTCTATAATTGAAACTGTCACAATGTTTTAGCCAACCATTATAACTAATCATTGCTTGTGCATCAACTAGTCTAATTTTCTTTCTCTTATAAATTTTCTGTACTCTTCTTTTTATTCTTAAAAAATTATTTCTACGGAGTGTAGTATAACCTCTGTAAAAACGATAACCTAAAAAATCTATTGGTCTACTATCGACTTTAAATAATTGCCAATTTTCTTTAATTTTTAACCCCTCTTTTTTAAGAAATTCATCTATTAAAACTCTACATTTATGTAATTCCTTTTTATTTCTTCCGAACAAAGCCATATCGTCCATATAACGCAAATAATATTTTACTTTTAGTTCTTCTTTAATATAATGGTCTAAACTCTGCAAATAGAAATTTGCAAACCATTGACTTGTATAATTGCCAATCGGCAAACCACTTTCAGAACTATCTATTATTTGGTCAATTAAATCTAAAACATCATAATCTTTAATAATAGCTCTAAATTTCTTTTTCATACAAAACTTGTCAATACTAGGGTAAAATTTCTTTACATCTAATTTTAAGCAATATTTTGTATTCTTTTTATCGTCTTTTAATATTCTTTTTATAAGTTTTGCTCCATAATGTATTCCTCTATTTGGAACTGAAGCACAGCAATACTCATACATTCCTTTTTCTAGGAGCGGTTGCAATTGTAACATCAAGCTCCAATGGATACATTGGTCAGGGTAAAACGCAGGTTTGAATATTATCCTTTCTTTCCTGTTAGCTCCGTCGTGTATTTTCATTTTTTTATATGGACTTAATTGTATTTTTTTTGAAATTAGCATATTTTGAATTTTATCTACATAATAGTCAATGTTATCAATTATTTTTTTAACATTTCCTCTTGAATGTTTTCCTGCTGATGCTTTTAATATAGCTTTTTTAATATTTTGCTTGTCGTAAATATCAGCATAAAAATTACCTTTTCTTTTCATCTGCTTTCTCCTGGTATTCTTATTTTTGTCTATCGGATTTTCAAACCATAATGGGCTTACTAGTCCAATCCAGTTGCGACTCAATTTTGAGCAAGGGCTCAGGAAAATGATGTGTAATTCAATTATTATACATTTTTCAAAAATAAAAACACGGCAACCCCTGTTAACGTTCGAATTCGAAGAGTCATTGTTCAAATTCCAATACCACAAGCCATCGTTCGTGCCATTGTTGAAATTACCACCCACAAGAGCAAAAACTCAAACCGAAAAGCGAAAAACAGGTCGCACACACACCAAGTCCCTTTACTATTTATTGTGTTTGAAATTATTATACAATTTAATTTATAAAAAAATAACTACAACAGACTTTAGGTATTATGGGGGTTGACCACCCCCAAACCCCCGTTTTACTGGTTATCAATAAGAACACGGCAACCCCCGTTAACGCTCGAAATCGAAGAGTCATTGCTCAAATACCAAAACCACAAGCCATCGCTCGCGCCATGGCCGAAATAACCACCCACAAGAGCAATTCTATTTCCTGTGTTTTGGTAATAATAGTCTGATGTTCCTGAACTTGCACCTGCTCCAACTTCAACTGGAAATCTAGCAAGAGGCTCATCAGGGTCAAATCCAAGATTTTTAGTATAACCGTTTGTATCTCCGTTTGTATAGCCTAGTGCTTTGTATGGAGAAACAAAAGTGTCACTTGCATATTGTGTATGGTCTTTGCAAATATATGCAACTCTATCTTTTATGTTTATACCGTCAACAAATTGCCACATATTAGAGAATAGATTTTCAATACCTCTATATATAACAGAATGGAATCCGTCATTTGTTATACAACCTGATTTCATTCCTAAAGCATCACATTGTCCAGACTCTTGACCACAACCCCAAACAACATTACCTACGGCGATGTTAACAGGGTCTCCGTCAAAGTATATAACTTTTCCACTAACTGTACCGTCTGAATAATTGTCAACAAGTGTTACTTTTCTATCAGTAGCAATTGAGAAACTTGCCCAAGCACTACCTATACCAATTGTTCTTCCTGCATATAATGTTGTTGAACTTACTATAATTCTGTTTACCCCTGTTTCTGCAATTAATGCAGTAGCTTGTTGTTGTGTCATTACACCATTACCCAAAGCACTTTGAGAATTATAAGTGGCATATTCTACTAAATAAAGCATTTGTAAAACAAAATATCTATAATCTAGTAGAGAAAATTTATTTCCTAATGCTCTTGCTAATGTTCTAAATTGTGCAATTGTTTTATTATGTGCAGGAGCTAGTCCACTATAAGAATGTAATACATCATCAACAATACTTCCTGCATATCTTCCAATAAAGAAACTATCATATTTTGTAAATCCTGCTCTTGGGTAGTCAGCAATTAAAATATAATCATAATCATTGTCTTGATATACTTTTATATATGTTTCTGGAATATATGTATAAACATCTCCATTTGTGCCGTCAAACTTAAAACTTGCATCTCCAATCCAAGCTTTTATTTTCCCTGTTTCTATATCATAATTACAGGTTTTAATTTCACTCCAAGGAGCTAAATCATCAAAATTATTGACAACAGTTCCTCCATTTTTCGTAGCATTTGCTACTAAACCTACACTGTCCTCAATTCTTTCCCAAGCTGAACTTGTGTTATTTGTTATTTTTCTTCTTACTCCATAAATATGTCCTCTAACTCTGTCTATATCTTCAATACTATTTTCAATATCGTCAATTCTTTCATTTACATTGTTAAAGGTCCTGCTTTTCAAACTTGATGTCCTTGCGTTTGTTACCTCGGCATCTTTTATTTCTATTGTTTTATTATTTTTCTGTAAAGTTGTTCCGCCTAATGTAAGGTTTTCTAAAACATTAACTTGAGCACCTGAAGCAATACCATTAAGTTTATTTTTTTCTGTTGTTGAATAATTATTGTCAGATAACACTTTGTTGCCGTCTTTATCAACCTTATTGTCGTTTAAACTTTTTACACCTGCATCAATTTTGTCCCAGTTTTCATTTAAAGCGGTATCTATATCGAAATTACTATTTAAGTCAGTATCATCAGAAGTGTCCCACTTAAATAAATTTAAAAAATTTGTTACTAAAGACATTTAAAATTACCTCCTTTAATATATTTGTGTCCAAGAACTCCATATTGTACTATTTACAGCATTTCTTACATAGCAATGCCCACTTGTACTATAAAATTTTTGCCATACCCAACTACCAGAGTCACTTGGTACCCATTTTTTCATTGTGTTGACCATAACTTCAAGATAGCCATATATACTTCCTGTATATGGAGCATTTGTTATACTTGAACCACTACCAACACTAAATATTCCTGGTATAATAAAATCATTAAAATCATCGCTACTTCCAATATTATCTAAATATTGCACAACATATCTAGCACCGTCATTACTTTTTACTGCTCCTCCTACCTGTAATGCACCATCGTTACTTGTATCAAACATTCTATTTATTCCAACTCCATTTTTATGAACTGATATTCCAGGAGTTCCTGTTCCTAAAGTCATTGTATAATTCGATGATGATAATCTATCGTTAATGACCACTCTAATATTAAAGCTTTTTGTTATTGTAAATCCGTTTGCTCCAGCATCTCCTCGTATAGTTCCCTCAAATGCAAAATTGTTTCCCTCAATGATTGGTGTTAAATTTCCACCTCTAGTCCACGAACTAGCTGTTGTTGTTTTGTATTCATAATAACAAGATGTAATTGCGTTATTCATAGCTCCAAAACCATAACCCCAATACGCACCAGAAAAAGCAAGGGTAACCTCTGAACCAACTCCGCCAGTTCTTATTACACTTGCCTGTTTTATAATTATATCTGTATAATCTAAATATCTACTAGGAGAAATTTGTTTTACTGTTGAATTTCCTCTACTATCAATTGCGTACATATTAAAAATATTGCTATCTACTTTGTTTATAGTTCCATTTACACTTGAACTACTTGAATAATTTATATCTAATTGTTTACTTCCAATAACCAACCTGTATTTACTCATAGAGGCATAATTTTTAGCTACGGCTTTGTTTGCAGTTGAAACAATTGCTTTTACATTTGAATAACCTTTTACTATGGCTTGATTTCCACCTGTTAATTGTATTGTTGTTGCGTTTGTATCTTCATAAGAAAAATTACTAAATGTAGGATTGCTATTTACTACATTTAAAGTTCCTACTTTTTCGCTATAATATTCTGCGTTACCATAAGTAATTACACCAACTTTTATTGAGCTTGAATTACTTGTTGTAAAATATTGTAGCATAGACAATATTTGTGCAGCCGACCAAGTATAACTTGTATTTGTTGTTTTTCCTGATGTTAATCTTCTAGTGCCACTCGGACAATCAAGGAAATATGCAATTTGATTTCCACTAGGGTTATTACAATTTACTGTTAATGCGTTTCCACTATTAACACTAAAATTATCGTTTGGACTTGTTATTGTAGCTTTATTTTTAGTTGTAATAGTTATCGTTCCACTTTCAGACCATAAACCACTATCAGCCCTACGCAGTCTAACTCTAACATTATATGAAGTATTAGGAGCAAGTCCACCAATATTAAATGTACCACTCTTTCCGTCACTTGCAACAGAGTCTCCTGCATCTGTCCACCCTCCGCCATTAAGCGAATATTGTGTCCAATCTCTTCTAGGATTACAGGTCCATTTTACACTTATAGAATTTAAAGCACTACCATTATTATAAATATTTATACTACTTAAATATCTTGGAATTGAGTCTAATGTCCAACTTCCACTACCAGTACAATTTACTGCATAAGTATAAATACCTGCTTCAGCATAAGCACTAAACGACCTACTACCGTCACTATTGTGATAAATTCTTTTTGTTCCTGACGCAACAGTTGTACCATTATACAATTTTATTCTGTCAGAACTTGAATAAACAGTTTCTCCGTCAATAATAACTTTGAAATTTCCTGACATATGCCAACTGCTACCGCCTGCACCAACAAGCGACCAAGTTATATCTGAATAATTATCAGCTCCGTTCGGAGTGTTTGACCTATACCAACTAAAAGTTAAATGTTTTCCATTATAACCGCCTGTATCAAAACTTCCACTAGTTGCCATTGCTTTTCTCCTTTCTACAATAAACTAGAAAGCCACGTTTGAGAGCCAACCTTTTGAATTAACATTCCAGCAATTTCTGCTTTACCATTGACAACCATATCTTGAGTTTCCATTCCTTTGTCAGTAAATTCTGATATTACATTGCCTGTTGCCCTATTAAATACCCTATTTCCGTCACTATCTATTCTTGTATATGTATTTGTTTCGCTACTATTTACTTGAATACCTTTTCCAATTTGAACTGTATCTGTATATGTTTCGTTTGCGTTTTGTTCCCAAGTCAATTTATCATTTCCTATATTCCCCATTAAATCAGCAATATAGACGGCATTATTAGTATCAGTATAAAAACTTATTGCAATATCATTTGAGGTTACTTCAATTGTTTTTGAAAATTCAGCCCATTCATTGCCAGTATATTCTAATGTTGTTGCCTCCTCATTTATAATAACTCGTGCATTATCTAATCTATTTGTGTTTTTATATAAGAAACTTATTGTATAAGTCCCATTTTTTAATTGAACAACTTGCTTTGTTGTTCCTATAATCAACTCATACCCTAAACCTGAAATAGAATTTTGCTTTAAATCTGTATTTGTATATTCTGTTATTCTTTCGTCCCAGTTTTCTTTTGAATATGAAAAAATGTTGCCTCCGCCTTTTGTATCAACTGAAACTTTAAGTCCTTCGATTGTTAATTTTAATTGTGCAATCTGTTCTTGATAGTCTTCAATAATTTTTGCTATTGTATCAGTTGTTTCCTCTGCATTCATTTCAAGAGAATTTATTTTACTTCCGTCCTCTGTTTGCTTTTCAACAATTGCATCTATTGTTCCCTGCTGTTTATCAACAATAATTTCAGTTCTTCTTATTCTTTCTAAATCTGTTGGCACATTTTGATAATCAACAGTTGATTTTATTATTGACGGTGCAGACATTTCGCTTTCCAAACCATTTGGACTTTTAAATGTAAATCTAAATAAGAACGATGATGTTACTGCACCGTTTGAATCTAATACCCAAATTGGGTCTCCTGTTTCCAAATATGGCTTACATTGTCCTTTTATTTCATAAGCAGTATAAGCAAAACCTTTAACTTTATTGAAAAGTGCAACAATTAGTTCCTCTCTCTTATCTTGTGTATAAGCAAAAGGATTGTCGTTTATCGTCAATGTGTTTTCTCCATCTTCAGCAATACTGTCCTCATCTCGAAGAGTTATGTTTTCTCCCTCAACTTGACTCATACCTAAACTAACAACATTTATAGGGTGTGTATTTCTTTTTAACACTAAGTCCGTATAATCGCTTTGTTTTTCCAAGCTAGGCTCATTCATATTTGTTGTTAATCTCTTTACTGATATATTGTTCATTGACCTTACTAGCATTTCATCAACTTGTTTCGTGGATTCTTTGTCTATACCCAAAACTTTTAAATCATTTGTGATAGTTCTTATTTTTAACCTTGTTAAGTCTGCAACTGGCATTCTGTGTATTTCTTTAACGGTATATTTCTTACTATCAATCATTTTTGGAGTAATGAAATGCAATTTATTATCAGCTTTTACTTTAGCAAAAGTTCCTGAAATTTGAGCAACTGCTCTTATAACTTGTCTAATAATTGCATCTGTTTCAAATTGATTACTATCAACAATAAAATCCTTATTAGCAAAATCTTTTGTTGCTAATTCAAGACCTGCATTTTGGCAAGCCTCTTCTAAAACATTTAATATAGTAACATTTTTACTAGCATAATCTAAATTTGTTTCGTATAATATATTTGTTTTTAGCATATAGTCCATAGATGTTACTTTATTTATTGATGTTGTATCTCCTGGCTCAACATCTGTTACAATAAAATTTCCCAAAGAAATATAATAAACTGTATCTTCAATTCTTATTCCTGTTAAATATTCAAATTCTTTTCTTTCTAAATCGACAATATTTTCAATTTCAAAGTCCAATGTTCTTGCGATTGCAGTTCCGAAAATATTTCCGTCCTCGTAACAATCATCGCAATATTGAACATTATTTATAGGGTATTCCTTATTGCCTACTCTTATTTTATCGTATTGAACGGTACTTATATCGTAGGCTTTTCTTATAACATCACTTAAATCAATCATCTATATCAAACCTCCCCTATTTGAGAAAGCTCGACTTCCCATTCATCAATACAACCGTCATCAATAGAAAGTAACATTGATAAATCAGGAGCAGTAACAGAAAACTTTTTTGTTACCATTGTTCCACTTTTGATTGAATAATAAGTGTAATAATCTTCGTGTTTTTGAAAATGTTGCAAATATTCTCTTACAAGTGCTATTGTCATTTGTCCAAATGTTATTTTTATATATGTTTTGTCCATTTTTCCATAATTAGTACGAACACTACCGTCGCCCATTGTTTGAACTGATATTTTGTCTGCACTATCTTCTTGAATATTATAGCCTCCTGCAAGTATGTTTCCAAATTCAAAACTTTCGTGAATTAACAATGCCATTTTTCCACCTCCTAATAACCATACTGTAACTTTCTATTTGCATTGACTTTATTTACAGAGCTTGTTAATACTTTGCTATCAAGTTTTGTAATTGCATTAACAGTGATTTCCTTATTATCATCAATGCTTTGTAATGTTGATTGCTTTTTGTCATCTCTTTCAATCTTTATTAACTGATTACTTGTAAGATTTGTATTTAATCTTTGTGCTTCAACTTGAACAGCTCCACTCAATTTATCGTAAACATTAGTTAAGTCAAGTCCATTAGCGATTTTTTCAGACAAATCTTTACTTGCCTTATATAATTCTGGAGAACTTGCCTTTAATGTTTTTGATAAACCTTTTACCATATCAGGCATCCACTTTTCATACTCTCTTAAAGGTCCTTTGTCAGGCTTTGAGAAATGTAGGAATGATTTTATTTTGTCTGCAACACCTTTTACAGCATTACCAACATTACTAATCATATTTTTTATACCATTAATCAAGCCTTGTATCATATCTTTACCCCATTGTAGAGCTTTGCCTGGCAATTCTTTTAGAACATTCCCAATTGATTGAATTATTTTTCCTGCTGCCTCGCCAAGTTTAGCAAGTAAAGCTCCAATACCTGCAATTAATGATGTGATTATTTTTCCTCCTGCCTCAATTATTTTTGGCAAGTTTTGAGCAAGTACAGTTACAATTGTTGTAATAATTTGAGGTAACATCTCAATTAACATTGGAATAGCCTCGATTAAGCCGTCTATTAAAGCAATTAATATTTCTATACCTGCATCAATAATAACAGGTAAGTTCTCAATCAAAGTTGAAACTATTGTGTTTATAATTGTTGGCAACATAGCCACTAATTGAGGTATTGCATCTATTAGTCCGTGAATTAAACTAACTAATATTGTTATACCTGCTTGTATTATGTTTGGTAATTCTCTTGTTATAACCTCACATATTGTAGTAATAATTGTTGGTAACATTTGAATAAGTTGAGGTATCGCATTAACTATACCTTGAATGAAACTAACTAATAATTGAAGTCCAGCCTCTATTATGGTTGGTAAATTTTCTATTAATGAATTAAAAATTGTCATAATAAGTTCTATTGCAGTTGGAATTAGTGTAGGTAATTGTTCAGCAATACCTGTAACTAAACCTCCCACAATTTCAATTCCACCACTAATAATAGCTGGCATATTTGCAGTTATTGCTAAAAGCAAATTATTTAATAATGTTCCACCCATTGCAATTAAATCAGGTAATTTTGATGTAATTCCTGTTATAAAATTTGTTATAATCATAGGTCCTTGTGTAGTCATCATTGTTAAAATGTTATTAATTTGTTCTCCAAATGTATTTTGTAACATTCCAAGTCCTGCAACTACAACTCCTATAATTGCACTTATTCCAAAAGCCTTTGTAAATATAGGTAAAAATTTTGTTGCGAAACTTCCTATATTGCCAAGTATTCCCTCAAATGCTCCGCCAAAAGCTCCTGCTATTTTTCCTAAACCTTTTGACACATTTGGGAAAGCACTACTAATAGCTCCGGTCATTTTCGAAAATACTCCGCCGATTTTACCGCCAAAACTACTAAAAGCATTTGTTATTGGACTTAAAACACTTCCTAGCTTTCCGCCTAGTGCTTGAAATGGAACTAATAATTTACTTCCAAATCCTGAAACAATACCAGAAACCTTACTAATGCCATTTGAAAAGAAAGCACCTAGTTTATCAAAAATCCCTCCACTAAATACAGTTGATAAACCATTTGTAATTTGACTACCAAAATTTAAAAACCCTTTTCCTGCTTTTGAGATAGCACTAGCTCCACTTGATATTTTTCCACCAAGTCCGCTAAACTTCCCTGTAACAGTACCAAGAGTTTTGCTTAAATTTCCTGCTCCTATAAGAACAGGTCCCAAAGCTCCTGCAAACCCTACAATTTTCATTGCGTTTGCTTGCACAGATGGGTCTAATGAATTGAATTTTGAAATCAAACTACTAACAGTATCAATAACTTTATTAACTGTTGGAATCAATGTTGATGTTAGATTTCCTGTCATTGCACTAAAATTATCTTTTAATGTTGATATTTTACCGTTAATTGTTTCTGATTGTTTTTCCATTGCTCCGAAATATTTTCCGCCCTCACTACTTGCTTTTATCAATGCACCATTTAACATATCCCAAGTAATTTCCATATCTTGTAGCTCTGCCTTTGTTTTTCCTGTGTAATCGGCAAGCATTCCGTAGACGTCAATTCCTGCAAAAGCAAATTGTTTTATATCAAGTGAAGTCGCTTTACCTACGTTCTTTACCTGTTGTAAATTTACTGCCATTCTTTGTAGTTCTTCATTTCCTCCACCTGATGCAGAAACGGCATCTCCCAAAGCCAAAATTGTTTTTCTTGAGTCTTCAGCACTTAAACCAGTGGAAATTAACAACGAATTGGCTTGAGTTAGTCCTGCAACATCAAAAGGAGTGGCTGCTGCATCTTTTTTTATTTGATTTAATGTAGCTTGAGCTTTTTCGGCATTACCTAGTAATGTTGTCAATCTAGTGTTATATGTCTGCATTTCGGCATTATATTTAATCCCTGCCGTTGCTAAAGCTGTAAGTGGGGTAGTTAAACCAATTGTAAGTTTTTTCCCAACACTTATAGCCATATCTCCAACAGCTGACAAACTTTTTGAAATTCCATCAAAAACTTTTCCTACTGATGATTTATTTAAGGAGTCCAAATCACTTTTTACAGATTTTAAGCCTTTATTAAATTGGTCTTTGGTTAGACCAACTTCAATCTCAACTGAACCATCTGACATTTTTGTTCCCTCCTTTTACCAGAATGCACTACCGAAATCAGCTTCTTTTTGAGCCTCCGTTCTCATATCTGGTAATTTATATATTTTTTTCAATTTTTTATATCTTGCCTTTTCTTCTTTGTCTTTGATTTTGCCAAGGTCGATGGCTCTATACCCCATAATTTCTACTATTTTTGTGTCTTTATTTAGAGAATTAAACATTGATTTGAATTCCCACCAATGCAGATAATCTATTTTTTGTAAGTCGATGTTATACTGTTGAATAAAAGCACTATAAATGTATCCGTCGTCGTAATCGTAATCGTATATTTTATCTTCTTGTTGTTTTTTTACAACTTTTTTATTGTCTTTAGGAGTTTTGTCAAACTCACTTTTTCCACAAGTATAAAACCATATTATATTTTCAACTGCTTTCTCTAAATCTGTAATTTGTTCAGGTTTAGGGTAAAACAATCTTATAGCTTGTATAACTTTAGCCTCTTTTTTCAAATTTTTATCTTGCATTAGCATTTCAAATAGTATTCCTGTTCGAAAATCTGTATTAAATTCAATATTTCCTATTCTCTGCTGTAAAATAGTAGATAATTTATCAAGTAATAAGTTCATTACTTACTAGCTCCTTTTTACTCTATCAGGAGAATATTGTTCTAAATATTCTAAAGAATTGTCGATTTCTGCATCTTGTGATTTCTTTGCGTCCATTATCTCTTTAAAAGCATTTAAACATTTTTGATAGTTTCTTTTTCCGTTAAACATTTTTTGAGATGAGCCATCTCCAAAGATTTCATCAAAGAAATTGAATATCACATCACAAAACTGCCTAACTGAAAGACTTGCTTTTTGTTCGTTCCATTTTATATTGCTTAAATCTTCCTGTGTTTTTGGCAATGCTTTTTCGTATCTCTCTAAATCGTCAGCATCTGCAAAGTCAAAATCTAATTCTATACCTAAAATTTTCATTAAAATCCCTCCATTTTTATAAAATAAAAAAGAGACTAGTAATTTTGACCTAGCCTCTTAAAACTCGAATTATTCAGTAAAAGAGCAAGTTTCCCAATCGTCTGAAGATGTTGCAGAACCTTTTACAATTTTTCCTGCTGCTTTAAATGTTCCTGAATATGTATAGGCATCTGTGCTATCTCCGTCAGCATCTGGAATAACAGAATATACTCTTTTTCTAGCCTCATATTTATTTGTTTCTCCAGTAATTGGCTTTGAAAAGTCAACAGTTACGATTGTTACTTTTTTGCCTCTAATTTCATCATCTGCAACCTCAACTAAAACTGCGTGAACGGGGTCGTCCACCATTTCATCAAATGCGTATGCAATTTCAGTTCCATAACCAGTTACGTCACTTCTTTCAGTTTCCTCATCTACATATCTTCTATCGTATGTATTTGCATTAGAAGATTTTCCACTATCAGTAAAACCGTGCATTCTGTTAAATGCTTGAGCATTGTCTACCAAACCCATAAAATTAACTTTATCGGCTCTATTTAAAATATCTCCTGCGTTCATATATTTTTTACCTCCTTGTATAATTTTAGGCTATCTAGCCTTATAATATTTAAAATTCATTTGAATAATATAAATTGCTGATGTTTCCGTTTTGCTTAATACATAACCAGGAGAGGTACAAGTAATTGACCTTGCTCCTGATATTTCCGGATACACCCTTTTATTATCTTGATTTTCAACCCATTGCATAAAATCTTCACAAAATTTAGAATTTATTAAATTTAAAAGTGCTTTACTACCAATTGGAAATGTAATACTAAAATCAAATGCAATTTGATATATTTTCCCGCCGTCTCTATATTGCTTAAATATAGGATTTACAGGTGTTCTGTCTATTGAATAACTATAATCTTTCGAATTTAAGTAATCCACATTGATTTTATTGTTTTTCAATAAAGGACAGGTCTCAATATATTCTTTTATTAACTGCATTTGTGATTTTTCCTCTGCCATATTATTTACCTCCATTTTTTATAAAATTTTCTAGGTCTGTTTCGACTTCTTTTCCTCTATCATTCATCATTCTTTTTTCCCATTCGGGACCTCTTTTGGGAGCTCCCTGATATTTCATATCTTCATTTGATATTGTTCTTTTTACTCCCTTTGGTCTTGAAGGACCTTTGGCTTTTTTGCCTTTATGATGATAATGAGAATATGGCTCGTTATGTTTTATTGTATGATTATCAGGGTAACTTACTTGCCTATATAAGCCTCCTGCCTCTCTTGGAACATACGGCTCATATAGTCTATAAACATCATCTCGAAGAAATCTCACTGCCTCGCCGTCATCTTGTATTCCTAATCTCTTCTCAATCTGTTTATTGCTATTCATACTTACAGTAACTTTATAACCACTACTCATTACTCACTTACTCCCAACTTATAATGTTGTAAATTGCCCTTTCTATTGTCATCAACACTTACTACCCTATATTTTTGAATAGTATTGTCTTGATATATTTCAATAAACTCACTATTTACATCATCATTTATAGTTGAGAGCTTTTTGATTGAAACATTATCTACATATTTCACAGTTTTTTCGTTAAAATCTTTTACAGACAACACTGGAGTTCCAACAACCACAATGTCATCGTTTCCGATTTCTAACTCCTGTGTAGTAGGTATATAAATTGTTCCAGAACTGCCTTTTTCAAGTCCGTTTATCAATCATATTAGACTTTTTATTATGTCTAAAATAAACCGTCTTAAAAACCATTCTCGTGAATGTTTCATCATCGTTAGAATGATAAATTGTAATAGAGTGTATAAAAAACCTTTTATTCATCACAACACCCCACAATATAAAAGAGGTTGTCCATCAGAGCCGATTACATTCCATAAATATTGATGTAATAAATCTAATTTTTCAACTTCTAAATCTTTTCTAATTTCTTCAGGGGTACTATATGTTTCACTCCACCCCTCAATATTTTGTGATTTTAGGTTTCCAATCTCTTCAATTTTTGTTTCAGCTTTACTTGTTTTTTCTATAATTAAGGCAGTTACATATTTTACATTTTCGTGTATATCATTCACATCAATTCTATTGCTTGTATGATGATTTATATATGCACTTGCCTCAATTACTAGTTTATTAAAGTTACTAGGTATGCTATTCGTACCTAACAACTCTTTGTATTCTGTATCGGTTATATATTTAAGCATACCCTATACCTCCTTATGATTTTAAGGCTAATGAAACATTTACTGTCTTTGCACTTGTTGCGATTTCAACTTCATCAGTTACATCACGTTTCATATTTTCAGCAGTTACTCTATATAAACCTGTTGAATTCTTTTGAGCTTTGAATACAACATTACCTGAAGCATTAGTGTAACCAACTTGACCATTGAAGTTAACTTTTGCACCCTCAATATTAGCAGGTGTTGAAGCTGTATCTTTAACATTGAATGTTACATTTACAGTTGGGTCAGTATAAGTTCCTGGTAATACAACTGCGAATGGGAATCTAACAGACTCATCAGGTTGTAGAGAATTGATAGGGTTTGGAATTTCCCAACCTAATCTCATTGTTACTCTTAAAGCAACCATATCGTCTTGTGCTAGGTTATATAAAATTTCTCCAGTTGCAGGGTCTTGAATTACTGCTTGGTCTAAAATTTTGAATGTTATATCTTGTCTAATTGCATAAACTGCTTGTTGGAAATCTCCGACTAATAATTGTGCAAGAGTTTTGTCCCAAGCTCCATTATCAACAAAAGCTTTTGCCATTGTGTCGATTTCTGTTCCCTTAATAGGTTGTCCTGTTGTATCAACCATTTCTCTGAATTTTCCTTTTAGGTCAACTCCACCTAAAAATCCGTTTACATTATAACCGCTTTCCTCAACTTTTGTCATAGCATCAGAAATTGACTTATATAATGTGTTTGTTCCAGGAGTAATTGTTGCACCTGCATTTAAAACAGATGTTAATAAATCTGCTCTAAATCCTGTTGGCTTATCAACTCCAGTAAATACGGCTTGGTCAAATTTCTTTCCCATAGCCTCTTGAATTCTTGGTTTTACCTCTCCCCAAATATCATAACTTGCGTCGTCTAATACATTTTCAGGAATTGGAACTATAACTGCCATTTCTTCAGCATTTATATATTTTTTGTCCCAAGCCATTTTTGTTAATTGTTTTCTAGCATTGTCGCTACCTTGCCAATAAACTAATGGTAAAGCATCTAATACCCTCATTTTAGTTTTGTTTGATGTCATATTTGGTAATCTTCTAAACATTGACATCGCTTTTGAGCTTTTTACTGCTCCCTCAATTATTTCTCTTGAAACTTGTTCATCAATTAAAGTTTCTGCATTACTTCTTGAAATCATTTGTCCCATAATAAATTACCTCCATTTAATTAAATTTTTAAAATAAAAAAAGACTAGCTTTTTGCTAATCTCTTGCAGAACGAATTAAATCGTTCATTATTTGATTTGTTTCGTTTTGATTTGTTTGTTCTTTTCCTCCCAAATCTACACTTGAATTTTTTCTGACAACTGTTGTTTCCACATTAAATTGCGGATTCTTTGCTTTATATGATTTTAAAGCAGTATCAAAATCAATAGTATCAGATGTCATTCCTAATACTTCACTAGCAACAAATTTCGCAAATTCAGGTTTTATTCCTGCATTTGTTACTTTATCTTTTGCAGTTAGTATTGAATAATCTTTATTTAGAGTTTCATATTTAGATTTATAGTCATCTCGTTCAGTAGTAAGATTTTTCAATTTAGCATTTACTCCATCATCTCCCTCGATTGATGCTTGTAAATCTTCAAACTTTTTCTTATAATCTAATGCTTTTGCTTTCTTTAAGTCCTCATCATATTTATTTTTAGCAACATACCCTCCAGCTGATAGGTTGGCAAGTTTCATTCCTTTACCTTCAATTGCTTTTGTAAAATCATCATAAGATAAAGCTTTGTCTCCAAATAATTCTTTTAATTCTTCGTCCATAAAGACCCCTTTCTATATACACAGATTTAATTTTAAGGTCAGTTCACTCTGACATTGTGCAATCTACTTATTTATATCTCCAGTAGATGAGAGTAATATTTTGTTGTTCTTTAAAGGTCTGCAACAATAAAAAAGACAATAAAAAAAGACACATTTCTGTGCCTTTAATTAACATATTTAATTTTTATAAGTAGCTCCAAAATATTCTACGCATTTTGGTATGTCATTATTGCCATAACCTCTACTTTTTTCAAGCAATTTCATACTATCAAATTCAAAGCTTTTATTCTTTTCATTATAACTATATGAAATTTTATATTCTTTTATAATATTTTCAATTTCTTCTTTACTTCCATTATATAGAATTTCTTCTATTTCAATCATATCAAGTGTTTTCATAATTCCAACCTTTCATTTTGAAATATCTCTTAATAACATTATTGATGTATTCGTGCCTTTTTTCATCACTCATACTATTCAATTTTTGATATTTATCTGTTTTTGTAATCAGTATTTTAGCCTCTAGCTTTTCGTGTAATAATGTATCTATAAGAAACTCTTTTGTGTCTTTATCTTGTTTGCCTATATAAATCGCTTTAATTTCTTTTACTTCTCCCCAATGATAAACCGTTGCAATTGTTTTTCCATTATCTCTAATTCTTGAATTATATTCAGGAGCAATTGGAAATTTTATTCCAGACAATTCATTTTTTATTACACTTGAAAATACTTTTTCAGAGACTTCAAACCTTTCTTTTCCTTGTGCTTTATCTCTAATGATTATATCATTTTTTCCTATTTTTTTCAACATATTTTCGCTTTTTGTATTACCAACAACAAGCCTTGAACGGTCTTTTATACTATCTGTTTGAGAAATAAAATCATTTAGTTGTCTATTATGCATATTATATTTATTTTGCATTTGTTTTAATCTTGCTTGAATATCGTTTACATCAATATCTTTGTTATTAGAAGTTAAAATTCCTTGTAACCCTGCTATGTCTTTCTTGTCTTGTCTGATTTGTCTTTCCATTTGTCTTTGAATTTGACTTGCATCATATTTTGTTATTTTATTTCCGTTATATGTTACTTTTTGATTTTTCATTTCTTCAAGTTCTTTTTGAGTATATGTCCTTGCAGAGCCCTCATAATATGGTCTCCAATCGTGGTAGCAATTTATTCCTTTAAATCCTGTTATTTCTCCATATTCAATATCTTTTAAGCTTAAATAACCTTTTTTACCGCTCAAGCTAACAACTTTTCCCTGCCATTCTGCGTGGCTTGGTCTAGCTCCTGCGTGTGCAGTTAGCTCCATTAAGTCCCAGTTCATTTCTTCAGCTCTCATTTGTTGGAGCTTTCCACAGGTTTGATTGACTCCTGTAACTATATTCATTCTTGTTGCATTTTCAACCGAAGTTTTATGTCCTGACGGATATTCAACCATTGTTCCTTTTGAGCTTATTTTATCTATTGCATCAATTATTGATTGAGAATAACTTTTTGTACCTGTCGAAATCTCCATATATGCGGTGTTCATTGCATTTAAAAACTCTAATTGACTTGTATTTGCTGTTGTCATAACTAAATTTTGTAAATTACCATTTGTTTTTTGTGCTGATGCAATTAAAAAATTCATCATTGACCTGTCTTGTTTTAATTTTATAGGATTTAGTCCTGCTAATTTATAAATATTGTCGTCATTTTGTATTGATGTAGCTCCTGCCTCTTCAAATATTCTCAAAATATCTTCATAACTTGATTTATTATATTTAGCAACTAAACTAACAATATCACGATGTAACATTCCCATTTCTTGAGCTATCATTACATCATTTTTTACAACTGTATTAGCATAGCCAACATTTGAAATTCTTTCAGCAATTTCTTTTATTATGTCTAATTCTAAATTGTTATATATTTTTATTGCTTCACTTTCTAAATTTTCCAAAAAGTCTGGAGGTAACATTTATTATTCCTCCTTTTTTTCTTCTTTCTTCTTTTTGTCATCTTTCTTGTCATCGTTATCGTCATCATCTTCATTTTTTTCTTTTTTATTATCTATTTTTGTTTCGTTTGCAGGAAATCCAAATAATTCTTGATTAGATAATTTTTCAGAGTCTATTAAATCAAGCTCCTCTTGTGCTTGTTTTTCTCCTAGTCCTCTGATGTCTTTCATATAATTCATTCTACTTCTTAAATTTGCTCCAACCTCTGATTGAGCCCTTACTTGTTTTGCTCCTGTGTCTTCAATAATACTGTCATCATAATCAATTGTAATATTTTCTGCTTTTATATTATCATTTCCAAACACAGTAGAGGCATAAGCAACAGCTTTAATCATTGTTTTCAAACTAATATCTAATACTTGCTCGTGTTTTTTTAGAGTTCTAAACATATCTGAATTTTCGCTTATTACTCCTGTTGCTGTCTGAATACTAGCTCCGTCAAATTTATATCTTTCTTGGCCAAAACCAACTTTAGCTGATAATATATTTAAATGAAATTGTACGGCATCTTGTAGCTTGTCTGTTCTTAAATCTTCACTATCGTGTTGTATCATACTATCTTTATTAAAACCTTTTGGCATTTTATATATTGAAATGTCTTCAGGGTCAAAAGTTAATTCTGCATTTCCGTTATCATAAGTCATCATTTCTTCAGAAATAAAAGTTCTTCGTCTTCCCAAAATAGGCTCGTTTCCAAGCTCATTATAGGCATCGTCTAGCTCTTTCAATACATCAATAGAATTTGCATAAACTGAAATTCCAAAAGGTGTATCACTATCAATATTATTACAAATATTCGGCTTTATAATTGTAAACCAAGGAATATTATTTTTTGTGTCAAAACTTTCAATAAATCCCTCTTTTTCATCGTCTGTTGTTTCAATTAAATTTCTATTTTGTGTTTTAAATTTATAATTTTGTATTTCATAATTGCCCTTCTCGTTAATTATATGCATAGCTATAAACACATAATTTATTCCCTTAATCGTTTTATATGTAACGAATGCACATTCCTTTATTTCGTTATCTTCCCAACTTAAAGGGTATATTTTCTTTGCTCCAACAAACTGAATTTTTGTTGTTGCCTCTGTTACATCAATTGTATTTAATGTTTCGTCTATCTTCATATTTTGAACAGATACAACCAATGCTCCAGTTCCTAAAGCAAAACTTCTTTCTAAACCTTGATTTATTTTTACAACTCCGTTATTTTTTTCTAATATTTTGTTAAATGCTTTTGTAGATTCGTCATTATCAAGACTTATTTTTACTTTTTCATTAAATAATAAATCTGCCCAATCTTCCGCTACTTTCTTTGCACCTTGTAATGATTTCTTTTCTCGTTTTACCTTTTTTTGCCCATTATAAATATAATAATTATGGAATTTTCGTACTTTTCCTTTATACCAACTTTCCCATAATTCAATATTTTTGTCCCAATTCAATTTTTCTGATATATCATAACCCTTACTTACAAAAAACTGTTGTAAATTCATAATTTCATCTCCTTGCATTTATTAAATTTTCATAAAATGGAGTGCGCTGTGTGAACCTCACATGACTAAAGTCACGTGCTTCTCAGCCGCCTTAAGCGGCAAGACTTCATATCGGCGGATACGCCTGCGACTTAGAATCGGTGCG